CAAAGAAGGTTCAGGTAACCCCAGAGTATGTGATGAGAAATGTTCGAGACATAATACAAAATCATGACAACGTACAGTTCTTATTTGCAAAAGGAAGAACAGAAGCTACTAGGTTAACTAGGAAGCTTTTCTTTTGTGGTCAAAACTATAAAAATGTAGATCTACAGCTAGCTTATGATCTTAATCTATTGTAATGTGGTCATCTCCTGCAAAATACAAAAAAGAAATCGAAGATGTTAATGCTAAATTAGCAAAGCTGGAAGGATCTCTAGAAGACAAACAAGCACGCAGTACCCTAGCTGAATTTTTAAGAAATAATTTATATTTTACTACGTATCTTTTAAGTGGTATAAAGTTAGCGCCTTACCAAGAAATAACTTTAAGAGCCTTATTTAATAGAAATTTTAGTATGTGCGTATGGGGTCGAGGATGTGGCAAAAGCTTCATAGCTTCAATATTTTGTTTTTTGCAATGTATATTTGAACCCAATACAAAGATACTAATAGCTGGCCCAACATTTCGTACTGCAAGATTTATTTTCAATAACATAGAAAAGATAGTAGAGACAAAAGAAGCCGCTCTTTTGGCTCAAGCCTTCGGAGCCAAGGTAAAAAGAAACGACCAGTATGAGTGGAGAATAAACGGAGGCACTATAACAGCCATCCCTTTAAGCGGAGAAAAGATTCGTGGTTTCCGCGCTAACATACTTGTACTTGACGAGTATCTTTTGTTGCCGGAAGACATAATCAAAAACGTACTCATGCCATTTCTCGTTGCCCCTCAAGACATGAAGAGAAGGATGGAAATCAAAGAGATCGAAGATGGCTTAATTAAGGAGGGCGTAATCAAAGAAGAAGATAGGACTAAGTTTGAAAATAAGTCTAAAATGATAGCGCTGTCTTCAGCTAGCTATACTTTTGAGAATCTTTACAAGACCTACCAAGAATGGATTGGGAAAATACAATCAGACGAACAAGAAGGAGACGCTAAATACTTTGTATCTCAAATGGGGTATGAGGCTTTACCAAGGGAGATGATAGACAAGACTATCATTGACGAAGCCCAAGAAGGAGGGTCTTCCCACTTTTCGTTCCAGCGAGAATATTGCGCTCAGTTTACAGATGGAAGTGATAGCTACTTTAGCGCAAAGAAGATGGAGATGTGCACTTTGAAAAGTGATGAAGAACCATCTACTCTTATGGTCGGCAGAACAGGTAGGCGTTATGTAATGGGAATTGACCCCAATATGAGCGATAGTCCTACGGCCGACTACTTTGCTATGTCTGTCATAGAGATAGACGACGATACGGGTCAAGGTACCTTAGTGCATACTTATGCGGGACTTGGAAGCCTAAACAAACATGTAAAATATTTAGCTTATTTACTTCAGGCTTTTAATATTGTTTTTATATGTCTTGATAATGCTGGATCCGATACCTATTTAGATAGCTGTAATGAATCTCAATTCTTTAAAGATGCTAGAATAAATTTAAAAACCATACCCTTAAACTCAGACGCAGAAGGAATAGAATATCAAAAAACTTTGAGACAAGCTAAACAAAAATACAATCAAGAAAACCATCAAATTTGTTTTAATCAAGTATTTACTAGTAATTTCATACGTAGAGCTAATGAACACCTACAGGCCTGTATAGACTATAAAAAAATTTGGTTCGCTTCTAGGACGGCTTCAAATGAATTATTTTTTAATAGAACTAGTTCTATAAGATTACCCTATCCTAAAAAATTAGTATTTATTGATGACCGAAAAGAATGGTCTATGCTTGACTTTATTGAGCATCAAGATGATATGATTTACCAAACTAAGAAACAATGCAGTTTAGTAGAACATAAGGCAACCGCAAGGGGGTCTCAGAATTTTGACCTACCTCAGCACCTAAAAAGGTCCACTTCTGTAAACAAAGCAAGAAAAGATAATTATTCCTCATTAATGTTGGCAAATTGGGGTCTTAAACTTTATAACGACATAAATAAGGTCGAAATCGACACTAACAAGGAAACTTTCGAGCCTATTATGCTTTTTTAAGTGTAAATAAAGTCGAATAAGTTTTTATGGCAAGCACAATTAGAACTGGTCAGGTAGATGAGAGTAGCTTCCTTAAGCTATTCAACACGAAACTTTCTGGTAGCGCCACAAACAAATCTGGCTTTTATACACATGATAATACTTCTGGCTTTGTCGCTTTTTCACAGGGCGGACCAAAGTCTATGACCGGTTATAGTGGCGATATCATGAGTAGGACTTCTGGCTTAACCACTGCTGTTTCTGGGGCTCTAGATTCATCTGGATTATTTCTTAAGACTAAATCTGATGATGTCTCTGGTCATGCGGAGAGCTTTGCAACTGGAGCGAGCGGCTATCTTTCTGGGCAAATAACTAATGTTTCGGGTCAGTTTGCTGACACTAGTGGCGAGTTTCTAAAATCTGGAAGTTCGTACCATACTGGTTCAGGAGATTTTTCCGTAAATGCGCCGAGCGGAGCCTTAGCTTTTTCCTCGGGGCATAATGACACGTTTGGTTTTTTTATTGCGACTGGAGATACATCAGTCAAAGCAGGATGGATGAAAGTCCCCGGTCAAGCCGAAGTTACTGGCATAGTGTCAAATTCTAGCGGTGATTTAAAAACAAGCCTAGAAGCAACAGGGGCTAATGTTAGCGGCGCGATTGATAATGTATTGGCAGACACTTCTACCAAGTTCACGGCTAAAAAAACTTTTAACGCAGGTCTTAAGGCAAACCTTGTGGACTTCGATGGAGTTACAGCGAGAGTTAACGCGAATAAGTCTTTAACTTTTGATGACGCAAGCGGGGCTCTCTTGACCTTGTCTCCGGGATATGGGCCTGATGCTCCGGTGTTTTCTGTTACTGACAAAGCTGGTTTGCCGTTGATGGATATATTTGATGACGACAGAATAAAACTAGGTCCTTACGGCACCAACCCCTTAAATGTTAGTGGAGAAAAAGTTTGTTTGGGCAACTACAGATCTTATTTTAGCGGATCAAACGTGCATTTAAGCGGAGATGTGACGGTAAACGACCTATTGACTATAAGTGGTATATCTGGAGGGTATGCTATATTTAATAATTTGCCAGTACATCCTAACACAGGAGGGATGCCTAATGGAGCTTTGTTTATAAGTGGCAACAACACTGCCGGAAAAGGCAGAACTTTGATGGTGGTTTAAAATGACAAGAAAAAAAACAACAAGTAAAAAAGAAGAAGAAATTCAGCCAATGATGAGCAGTTTCGCGGCATCACCTTATACCACCTTAGACAACCAATCGACAAGACAGCGCAGGAACGTAGGTGGACAAATAGATAGGACGAACAGGTTTGAAAATATTGATAATGGACTAGTCCCCTATAAGTACACAAAAGGCGTTAATAATAAAAGTTCTCTTGATGTTAGAGATGTGGTAATTCTTTGTCAAAAAGCCTATTATAATTTTGCGGTATTTAGAAATGTTATTGATTTAATGACAGAGTTTTCTTCGACGAATCTTTACTTCACGGGTGGCAGTAAGAAGTCAAGAGATTTTTTGGATGCTCTTTTTAAGAAAATTGATATACAAAGTTTCCTAGATAGATTTTTTAGAGAATACTATAGATCAGGAAACGTTTTTATTCATAGATTCGACACTAAGATTCAACCAGAGGATTTAAAAAGAATTACCCAAACTTATGGTGGCGGGAAATTAAGCTCCTTAGGGTACGGAGAGGACAGCAAGCTTCCTTCTAGATATATTATATTAAATCCAGCCGATATTCAAATGGGAGGTAATATATCATTCTTTTCTGGAATGTATTATAAAACACTAACGGACTACGAACTAGAAAGAATCAAAAATCCAAAAACAGAGGAAGATAAGCAAGTCTATGATGCCTTAGACCCAGAGACAAAGAAAGCTTTAAAAAGCAGGAATATAGGGATTATTTCCCTTAGGTTAGACCCAGATAAAGTTACTCCTGTGTTTTACAAGAAGCAAGACTATGAACCATTTTCTGTTCCATTGGGATTTCCAGTTCTAGAAGATATCAACTGGAAGTCTGAAATGAAGAAAATGGATATGGCATTAACAAGAACCACCAACCAAGCGATACTACTTATCACAATGGGGTCCGAGCTGAAAGACGGCAGCCTAAATATAAATCAGAGAAGTATAGAGACAATGCAAAAGCTTTTCGAAAATCAATCTGTTGGAAAGGTTCTTGTTTCAGACTACACTACCAAAGCTCAATTTGTTATTCCAGATATAGCTGGCATCTTGGATCCTAAAAAGTACAGTGTTGTAAATCAAGATATTCAAATGGGGCTTAACAACATTTTGGTTGGCGAGGATAAGTTCGCTAATACAAGCATTAAAATTCAGGTATTTATCGAAAGGCTAAAGCAGGGAAGAGACGCTTTCATAAATCAATTCCTTTGTCATGAAATAAAGAGGATTTGCAAATCTTTGGGTTTTAAAAATTATCCAAAGGCAAATTTCCAAGAGATAGAGCTTAAAGACAAGACTACTTGGAACAGGGTCGTTGCTCAACTTATTCAATATGGTATTCTTACCGCAGAGGAAGGTTTGGAGGCGATTAGCTCTGGCAGGCTCCCAGAACCCGAAGAGTCTGTCGAGTCACAGAAAAAATTCAGAGAGCTCAAAGAACAAGGCTACTATTCTCCTCTACTTGGTGGAGGAGGAGATAATCAATCAGAGAAAGAGGGAGCAGGTAGACCTAGCGGAACACCTTCACCACAGACCACAAAGAAGGTTACCCCTATAGGGGAGAAGACCTCCGGTTCCCAAAAATTTAGCGTAGAAAAAATTAAAGAAAATTTGACGCTAGCCGAAAAGCTAGAAACAGAGATTCAGGAAAAACTCAAATTGAAATATGAGAACAAAAGAGTAACTAACAAAATTAGAAGTCTATCTTCTGAATTGAGTAAAATAGTTATGGCCAATGAATCTTCTGATAAATGGCTAGAGAAAGTTAGTGAATATATTAATAACCCAACAGATACTAACGAAAAAGCTATAAAAGAAATACAAAGTATAGCTTTGGAGCATCAAGTGGATGAGTATCTAGCAGGTTTATTGTATGCAAGTAAGGTTTAAAATATGAGCGAAAATCAAGAAAATATCCAAGATGTTAATCAGTACTTCGGTGCTGAAGGAATAGATGTTATGGTCCCGGACATTCCGTTGCCGCCAGAGCCAGAAGAGAAAAAAGAAGTAAAAGATGAAGTAGAGGGAGCGTTTAAATTTGCTTTCGTTGGTGCCGGGCAAGGCGGTTCTAGGATCGCAGAGAGTTTCCATAAGCTAGGCTATAGGAAAATTGGCGTTATAAATACAGCTCAGCAAGACCTTAATTCTATTAACGTGGAAAATAAGCTTTGTATTGGCTCGGGTGGAGCTGGAAAAGATAGAGCTGTCGCAGCTAAGTGCTTCGAGGAGAAGAGGGATGACGTTTTAGATTTCATGCGTCGCTCTTTTGGAGAAGATGTAGATAGAATTTTTGTTTGTGCAGGTGCTGGCGGAGGTTCCGGCGCAGGAACTCTTGTACCTCTTGTTAAAACCGCTCAAGAATTACAAGAGACAGTGAAATCTGGATCCAAAAAAGTTGGTGTCATACTAGCCCTACCTAAATACTCAGAGGGAAGAAAGGTTAACTCTAATGCTTACGAGACTCTAAAAGAGGCTTGCGCTTTAGTGGATCAAGGAATAGTATCACCTCTAGTTATTATTGATAATGAGAAGACTAGCAAGCTTTATTCAAATGTCTCTGTTTCTAATTTTTGGCAGACAGCTAATATGAGCACGGCTGGCGTATTTCACTTGTTTAATATGACGGCTTCTAGAGACAGCTCGTACTCATCTTTTGATTCTAGTGACTATAAAAGTGTTTTGGATTCCGGTATTACTATCTTTGGTGCTACGCCGGTTCCTCAATGGGATGACCCAGTAAGCATTTCAAGGGCTGTTAGGGGCATAGCTCAAAGTGGCAGTATGTCTGGTGGCATTGATATATCCACAGCAAACGTTGCTGGAGCCATACTTATTGGAGGTAAAGAGGTTCTGGACAAGATCCCTCAATCTAATCTTGACCAAGCCTTTGATCAGTTGAGCAGAATATTAAGGTCTGGGAGTATGGTGCATAGAGGTATATATAGTGGGGACAAAGACAACCTTACGGTATTCACCACTATCGGGGGAATAGCTACTCCTCAAGAAAAATTAAACGAGCTAATGAAACTTGGGGATTTGACCAACCAAACAGATCCACAGGAGGACACACCGGATAAAGCTTAGCAAAAAATAAAATTTCCAAAAATAGAAAAAACAATGTAATTGATTGTATATAATAGGAGAAATTTACAATGGCAAACAAAGATAATACGTTCATTTTAACAACCGCCAAGAGCAAGCTATCTAACTTAACTAGTGGTGACGGAAACCACGGAATAAAATATCTGATTGGTGATAGCGTAGTGGGACCGCACGAGACTTTTGTGGGTGGTCCAACTGGTATCGTGATCCCAATCACAACTGAGGCTATTGCTGCTGCAGATGTGGATCCAACCCAGACCCACGCATCTACAAATACTTTGGGAGACCCAGCTGTCTCTGAGTACGCTTTAACATCCGGAGATCTTATAGCTTCCGCGGGTGCCGCTGGAGCAAGAGAGAAAAACGGTGGAGCTCAAAAATTTATTAACGCTGTTCTTGATGGTGCGTACAGAGGCTATACTTCCGGTGTAGCCCAAAGCAGTGGCTTAAATTCCATGACGGTTACTAGAGGCTCTTTGAGTTTGTCTAGTACGGCCATTAATGATGGAACAGGCATTGTTAACACCTATACAAGATCTTATACTGTAAACTTTAAGTATTATCAATCTGGTACAATCAACGCCTCTGGCTCGTTTGATCCGGCAACTACGGATATCGCTAACGATGCTTCCAACGGCGTACCGTTCTAAGAAGTAAGGTTTGCATTTCCCTATTTAAAGACCCCTCATTTATTTGAGGGGTTTTTTTATTTTTTTTATAAGTTTTTTAAAAATAAGTGTATAAACTTTTAGGTAAACTTAATGGAATCCATTCGTAAAATGATGTCGCTTGATGTAGAGTACTCTTATGGTAAAAAATTTGCTCCAGTTTCTGGAGAAAAAGACGCGGCTTTAGAATTCTCTAGTAGGGTCATGCAGCTCTTAACTAGTAAAGCAAATCAGCATAACTACACAAACGAAGAACAAGTTACCTCTGAGGGATTAAAGGAAATTTTTGTAGACAATCTTTCTGAATCTTTACAAATTACTCAAGCTTTGGCTAATGTGAATGTCTTTCTGAACATCTGCTCTGCTGGACTTATGGATGATGGGGATCATTTCGAACCTTCTATGGAGGAAATAAAAGAAGCCGAAAGGGAAGTAAAAAGGCACGGCTTGGCAAGTTATGACTTCAGAGACGTAGATGATTTATATTTTCAAAGTGACGAGCAAGCCAGATCAGAAGCGAAAGACTGGTTAAATAGTGTAATTTAAAAAAAGGACAACTTAAAATGGCCAGATCAACAAATTCACAACAGACGCAGGGAGTGCCTTCTGTATCAAGAACGGCTAATAAAGCAGGAGCCGGTGCTGTGGTCGCAGCAAGCAGTGGGGATACCGTCGTAATCACAGACATATTAGCTTCAGCGGCTACTACTATTAGTACCTTGGCGGCAGGGGGAGGTACTATTATAGCTTATGTTCCGGCTGGATCGACAAGTTTAAACCAAGGCATTCCAGTACCAACTAGTTCCGGCGTTTTCAGTAGTGCTGGTAACGTAACAGTGAACTATTATATAACCTGATGAAATATACTACAATCTTCAGCTCAAACGTAAGGCCTGTCGTATCAGAAGAAAAAGATAAGTATTTAGCTTTGGCTTCTGCTATCGAAGTCGCTCAATTTATTCCAGAAGTAGATGAGAAGCAGGTTGACTTGCTTCCCATAGCTTTTAATGCATTTGTGGCTAACAGAGTTAATAGAAATGGAGACGTAGTTGATACAGATACAGCTTTAGCCTTTCATAAAGATTTTAAAAATAAACCAATTAATATAGAACATAACAGAGATAAAGTAATTGGTACTATTTTAACAGCAGGTTTTTCAGAATTTGGAACAGATAAGCCATTAACAGAAGAAGAGGTAAAAGATATAAAAGGACCTTTTAATGTTACTCTAGGTGGAGTTATCTGGAAAGTAGTAAACCAAAGAATAGCAGACTTGATTGAAGAGTCAGCCGACCCAAGCAGCGAAGACTTCATGAGGATTAGTGCTAGCTGGGAGTTAGGCTTTAGAGATTATAATTTGGTGCTTTTAGACGGAAGTGATAAAAACATAGAAAATGGGCTCATTGTTGATGACGAAGAAGAAATCGCAGACATGGAAAAAGATCTAAAAGCTCTTGGGGGAGAAGGTAAAACTAAAGACGGAATGTCTGTCTATAGAAAGGTTGTGGGAGAGGTCGTACCTCTTGGAATAGGACTGACCGAAACTCCCGCTGCCGACGTAAAGGGCGTGTCAACCAAGAAGAGCGTTGAAGAGCCCAAAGAAGAAAAGACTTTTGCTGAAGTTGATAAAACTTCACAAATACAAGAAAAAAATGTAATAATCCAAAACGAGGACAAAGCTATTATGAAAATAGAAAGTATTAAAGACATCACGAACGAGTCTTTGAAGGAGCTTTCTGCCTCGGCTGTTTCTGATTTTATCGAATCGGAACTCAAGGAAGCTTCCGAGAGATTTTCAGCCGAAAAACAAAAGGTGGAAGCTAATCTCAAAGAAGCTCAAGAGAAAATCGCATCTATTAATGTAGATTACGACAAAGTCAAAGCAGAACTAGGAACTGTTACGGAAAAGCTTGGCGCGCTGGAAACTGAAAAAGCGGTAAAAGAAGCCGAAGAGTTGTTCTCTCAGAGAATGGCCTCTTTGGACGAAAAATACGCTCTTGAGGATACGGATCGCGAAGTTCTTGCCACGCAGGTTAAAGATCTCGATGTTGAAGGCTGGGAAGCTTTCGCAAAGAATCTCGAAGTTCTGCTGAGAGACAAGTCAAGAGAAGTCTTGGCTAAAAAGGAAGACGAAGCTTCTAAGGAAGCTGAAGTTGAAGAAGAGACAAAAGCTTCTGATGAAGTTGTGGACGAGGCTATCGAAAGAGGCGAAGAAGAGGAAAGTGCTATTCCAGCATCTACCGAAGCTTCTGAAGGTTCCACCTACGATAAGTATAAGAAAGCTTTTGAAATCGATCAATTTGATATTAATTACTAATATACAAGGAAATAAAATATTATGGCAACGTTTGTTAAAAACACACAACGGCTGAAGCCTTTCAGGCAACACGCCGAGACAGACGTCATTAACCTTTTCAGTCTTAAAGACGACGACGGAGACGTAGTGGACTCTTATTCTGACCTTAAAGCCGACGGCGGCAAGGTCAATAAGGGGCTTCTCGTTTCTGTTAAGTCTAATGGTTGGAAAAATACTGACGATCCTGTAAATAAAACTGGTATCGGTAACCCCGGTGCTAGCTACACGAACACGGTATCATTCCGTTATGGCGCAGCTGCAAATATCGAACCTTGTGCATCTGGTAGTCAGCCTCTTGGCCTTACCCTTTGGGACGTCGCAGAAGTCGACGAAAATGGCGAGAAGTTGATTTATCATCCGCGCAAGGCTGCCGAAATGCAGGCTGTGGTTAGTGGTCAGGCAGTTCCTGTCTTGGCCAAGGGTATTATTCTTTACAGCGGAAACCTCACAAGTGGTGGCGCAAATACTGTAACAGCAGGAGCTAAAGTTTATGCTGATATGTTGCGTCAGGGCGATCTGAGTTCGGCTGCTACTGAGAGCACCGGTGGTGCAACTCAGACGCAGGTTGGTACCGCTTTGGGATCTGTTGACGCTGACGGTTTCATTCTGTTGAAGATTGACCTCTAATTTTAAACAAGAAAAGGAGATTTAATAAAATGAGACTTAAATTGAAAAACACCCCTGAGCAGGTTGAACTCATCAAAGCGATGGGTAACAAAAACCAGCTCGTCGCCCGTGAGGCGCAAGAAGCTTTTGCAGCTTTTCTAGGCCCTGTAGTCCGTAAGGTTCTACAGCAGGCCGCAACGGCCGGAGCGGTTTATACCGATGCTCCGTTTAATCAAGATGAGGGAGCTAGCTATCCTTTGGATCTTTATTATAACGAAACCAATGATGGTTACGTTAGCGTTTGGTCGCAGAATGTCGCTGGTGGTCTTCCCACTTCGCAAGACGTATCTGCTGTCCAAGAGTTGAAGATCGCAACTTATCGTTTGGATGCAGCTGTTTCTATCACCAAGAAGTATGCTAGACAAGCAAGACTTGATGTTGTGAGTAAACTTATTGAGCGTATGTCTCAAGAGGTTCTCGTTAAGCAGGAAAGAAATGCTTGGGCTGTGGTGCTTAATGCACTCGCTAACGCTAGTACTTCTTCTGTTACTGCGGATTCTGTTGGAGTCACGGATTTGGCTACAGGTAGTCACGTTATTCCAGCTTACAACACTAATAGATTCCAGTTGGCCGACTTGAACAAGTTGATGACTCTCAATAAGAGAATCAATCAGTCTTGGGCAGACGGTACTCCTGATGCTGCTTACAGCAACGGTATTACCGATCTGTACGTCAGCCCTGAGATCAAAGAGCAGATTCGCGCTTTTGCTTATCAGCCAATGAACACTGTTCAGGCTACTAGTGGCACTAGCTCTATTCCGCTACCAGACAACATTAGAACAGAAGTGTTCAATTCTGCTGGTATGCAGGAGATCTATGGTGTAAACATCGTTGAGCTCAATGAGCTTGGTATTGGCCAGAAGTACAACACCGTCTTTGACGAGTTTGATTCAGGCAAAATCGCCCCTCATGCTAGTACCGCCGGAACGGCTATTGCGTTCGCTGGTGGGACTCATGAGCTCGCAGTTGGCGTTGATAATAGCAAGGGTGCGTTTGTTCGCGCTATCGCTCAAGACGCTGATACTGGTGACACCTTCACGACTAGCCCAGATGATCAGTTCACTCAGAGAAATGAGAGAATTGGTTTCTATGGTTCGTTGGAAGAGGGTCGCGTATGTATCGACGCTCGTGCAGTTGTTGGACTCGCGGTCTAATAGAGACCCAAAATACATTATCGAAGCCCCCGGAAACGGGGGCTTTTTTGTTTCTTTTTTTAGGCGATTGTGTGTATAACTAGTTATAACGGAGAAAGGATAAGTTATGGCAGTTAAAAGGAAATCAACTTCAAAAAGTAAGAAAAAGTCTAAGTCTAAAGATATGATCCAAACCCATGCTATGGAAGAAAAACAAGGATCAGATTTTGAAAAAACTACTTTAGATCAGGTATGGGGAGACGTAGGCTCTTCGAGATATGGGACTCTTGACGAAGAGGAATACTCTTCTAGAATCAGGAGTATGAACAAAACCGATCTACATGCGCACGCTGTCAAGTTTGGGATTCTACCAGTCGACAACAGGCAGCTTCTTACTACTAGGTTAATAAGAGAGTTCAAAAAGCATGTTTTAGGGTACAGGAAGCCAGCTTCTAAAAAAACTAAAATTTCAAAAGAACCATCGAGAGCTGTTAAGTCTATTCTAGCCGAAGGCAGATAGAGTGTAATTATGTCTGTATGCCTCAACTTATTGGTACAGGCCAGCTAGATCTTGACAACTTAAAAGAATACTTTTTAAGGTCAGACTCTGATAGTTTATCCGGCAGTGCATCAAACACTACCGGATTTTATCCCTATACGGGTAACCCAGCGCAGTTTGCAAATACGGGATATATAGATTCTGTAAGTGGAAGTATATCTGGATATATAGATACAGTAAGCGGCGTATTGAGGACGGACCTGCTAAAGTCAGGTTTAGACTTAAGTGGGTACGTTGGTACGGTATCAAGTGAGCTAGCTTCGGATATAGATGAAGTAAGCGGAGATCTTAGGTATGTTAGTGGCTTGCATGCAGCCACAAACACAATAGCCACTGGCAATCAAAACGACGTAGATACATTAAGTGGCGAACTTCTTAATACAGGGGAAAAGTTATCTGTACTTATAACTGGAGCGACAGGAGATGGCTTGAGTGGTTATGTCACTGGGCACGTTCATGACACTAGTGGTATATTAGATGCAAAAATTACTTCTTTAAATACAAGCTTAAGAAGTCATGTAGAAGAAGATTACCTGAGCAAAAGAGACGAGTCGGAGGTAGTCTCGGGCTCCGTAAGTTTTCTAAAAGCTATAAAGCTAACAAGAGGATCAGAGCACGAAAGAGTTGGCGATAGAGATGAAATAGTTACTACTCAAAGTGGTGTTAATATGTATAGTTATGTGAGTGGGGTTAATGTTGGCCCGGAGTCTGCTTACCATGAAGTTTTAACTACTTATTTACGTCATCCTCAAAGCGGGGATAACGTAAGACAAGATTTGATATTCAGCACTTTTCAGTATAGCGGAGGAATCCCAGAATAATGTCTGCTCATAACGGAAATTTAAGAAAGAAGCTGGAAGGTATAAGACTATATACTAATCAGTTATATTATAAGAGTTACCCGGGTAAGCCTACAACTAACCTTATACCTACTGCTGAAGATAACTTTGGCTTTAACGCCAGACTAGGAGGCAGTCCTCATAGGTTTTATAGAATATATAGTAATAAAGACACTGATCAACAGGGCATGTATAAATCTTTGGCGACAGGGTATATGTCTGAGAGTGACGTAGTCTACAAGACAAATTTTGCTGGTCGCAGTAATAAACTTTTCGGGTTACATTCTTTTTCGGGGAGCTCGCTTAAATTAAAAATAGGGCAAGAATATATATTCTCTTGTGAAGTATTTGTATCCAAGAGACATAATAGAACCTCTGGTCTTGGTTCGGTGATATCTATTAAAGCTACTGACCAAAATGGAAAATATTATGGTAATTATGATTTTTCTAAATCTGGAACTTGGCAGGTTGTCTCTATTGTTTTCGTACCAAAGCTAGAGACGCTAGTAACCGCTACATCTGGCACTTCGGGCTCATCAGGTTCCTCGGGTTCTTCTGGACTTAGCTCCTTGATAAAGACTACGCTTCGCCATACTGCCTATTTCTGGCCTCAGGAGAGCACTACGAGCGCTTCTGAGCGTTCTGGGGGGTATATACTATACAAGAACCCACAACTAGAAAAAGGTTCACAAAGGACACAGTTCACAAGAAAAGAGAAGCCTAGGCTGTCTCCAGCTAGCCTAAAAGATATAAGCTCAAATAAGAACTCTTTTAGCGTAAGTGGCATGTCTTTTTCTTCTGACTCCAAACCTATATTCTCTGAAAATAGCTTTACTAATTTAGGATTGACTTCAACAGACACAGGCTTAAACTCAGGTCTTCAGATAAATTCAACACAAAAAAAGACCCTTGAATTCTGGTTTACTGGAACCTCTCTTTCTGAAGGAATATCCACTTTATTTTATGGAGATATATCTGAGGGAGCCAGATTCACAGATAAGAATAATGTTTCCAGAAAGCAGCATGTTTATATAAGCGATAAAAAACTTCATTGTGATTTATACAATGAGTTTGGGCTTTCAAGCAGCACGTTTACGGTAGACTCTGTAGTAGATGAGGGGGCTATAACCAACGTAATTGTCTCTGTTGATATGACAAAGTCATCTGGTAAGATAAAATTTTATGTAAATGGTTATTTAAAGAGTTCTCAGATTATCTCAAATTTACAAACGCCAACTAGCATAACTTTGTACCCTTTTTTAAATACAACGAGCTCTTTAGAGTCTTTATCTTCTAGCACAACCTATAGTCTAAATGAGGGAGGGCTAGAGGTAGAAAAAAATACAACACAAAAAGCTTTTGACAAAGGGCTTGCAGTAAATTATAAAATAAGTTCTTATAATGAAAATGGGGAGTCAGCGGCTTCCGCTAATAAAAAAGTTTTAATAAATAAGCGAAACTCTTCTGTGTCCGTCAGCTGGGCAAATGTAAGAGAAGCAAGGGGGTTTTATGTTTATAGGTCTATAAGTAACGTCTCAGAGTTTGACGAGGCCTCGTTATTAATAAAAGCAAGAAACCCTTACTTTGGAAAAGACGGCAAC